TTTCGTTATAATCCTTAACATTAAAATATCGTTGTACTACGATATTGTCGTTAAGGGTTAGCAACATCTCAACTTTCGTAATCTCACTTTTTTCTTTAGTCATTTTTTTTGTTTTTAAGGGTTTGTTTTTTCGTTTTTAAATCTTCGTTTTTCTTTTCTTGTTAACTTCATAAAAGGTGTTAAAAAGTATACCCATCCATCATCTGTTTTAGGTAAGTACTTAAATACCCCATCAGTCATCATCATCCTCATCAAGTTCTTGTAACCTCTACCCTCAGGGTCTATATCCTCTTTATAATAGAGGTCAACAAGTTCCTTTGCTTCTTCCGTTAACAAAGGTTGTGATAGGTCTACAAGTTTTTTGTTAATGACATAAAACTCTTCACCATATACACCTCTCTTTGTTTTTCCTGATAACAAATTCTGTAGAGCCTTATTGTCTTTATCATTTTCGTGTAGTTTTTCACCTTTTTTTAAAATATCGTCAACAGAAACTACCGAATCAAGTATCTCAGGAAAAAGTTTTGAAAAGGTCTTTTCCCCGAAATAATAGATACCATCAACATTATCTGACTTATCACCAGATATAATTTTAAATGTTGCGACATTTTGATGTGGGATTGATATATCTTCTAGTCTAACCTTATCACCTAATTTAATCATTTGTTTTAGGGACGGAGAATAAACTTGAACGTTCTCAGAAATAAGTTGTGTCAAGTCTTTATCTGCCGAGAAAATAGTTTTGTGTTCGTCTAAGGATATTTGACAGTAGTAGGCAATCATATCATCTGATTCGTTACCATCCACTACCACTTGACGAATAAACATCTCCTCAAGGTATTCTTTTACTCTATTGAGTTGCCAATCGAACGATTGTTTTTGAATATCGTTAAGTCGATTATATCTTCTATTTTCTTTATACTCGGCAAATATCTTTTTTCTCTGAACGGAGTTATCATCTCCGTCCCAAAAAACAATTACTTTATCATAGTTGTAATCGGAAATAAACTTTCGTAAAGTATTCACAAAGTGGTAGATACCACCAATGTGATTTCCCTTATGATAATATTCACGTACCCCGTGATAACCTATTTTAAAAAGGTTATTTCCGTCAACCAATAAAGTCTTAATCACTTCGTTATAGTGTTATAGTTTCTTCTTCTTCTAACTTAAAATCACTACCCGTTCCGATAATATCTTTCCAATATTCTGAATGTTCAGACTTATATGTTTCGATAGAATTCTTTTCTTCTGCGGGGTCTTTACCTGCCAAGAATCCATGAGCGGTAACGAGAATCTTACCATCTTCATATCCCAACCCGTTAATATGGTTTTTCAAAACAGATATTTTTGTTCTTGTTGCGAATTTAACTTTTCTCTTGTCTTTAACCGCACTGATTTTAGTTGTACCAGCACCTTTTTGATTTCCAAACAAAAACACCAAAGAAGAGTTTAACCAAATCGCCTCACCACCTTTGGCCTTAATTTTAGGTTGACCAAATGGATTATCAGGAAGTTCAACCCACGGTTGGTTGACAATAACCAAGGTATTCTCGTTTTTGTAATCAGATCTACGTGACCCCGATACCCTTTGGTTAATTCCCATACCAATTTTATCTGCCAATACGGCGGCGTTGTGTTGTTTACCACCCTTACCTTCAAACGTCATTTTGCAAGGTACAGAACCCACGGAGTCCCACAAAAACAACATATCATATTCAATCTCACCCTTATCTTGAGCATCCAACAATTCATTTATATAATCGGTAATCTGTTCAATGTATTCAAAATTGTTGTTGAATAAAAAGAACCCATCCCAATCCATCTCACCGGTTTCTTTATCGACCACTTCCTCACATTCAAAACCCATAAGTTTCGCATGGTCAAACGACCACTTCTGTTCGGTTATAATAAAAACAGGTAAAATACCTTTCTTCTGAGCATCCACAGCAGCCTTAATCAATGCCGTTGTTTTACCTGTGTCTGAGTGACCCAAGAACATATTTAAGTGTCCAATAGCAGGACCCGGCACACCAACAGCGTCCAAAAACTCTTCACCCAAATCAAAAAACCTTTGTGGTTTAAATTTCGCAGATGATGAGAATTTCTTTTTTATCTGTCCAAAATCTTTTTTCTTAATTGCCATATTTTCTCTTTTTTAATAATTAAAATGATGGGGCAGAAATTCTCTGCCCCATCATATGTTTTGGTTTTTAGAATGGCAGATCTTCATCTACCTCCATACCACCTTGTGGATCATCATCCTCATCATCATCGTCGTCATCTTTAACAACTTTCTTTGATGGTTTTTTGTCCGATTTTCCACCGATGACTTCAGTTGTGTCGTCTCCGTAGACAAACTTTTTAAGCTCAGAGTCCCAAACAGGAGTCTCCCCACGAGCGATTGCTTCAAGATATTCAATTGGTCTTTGTGCATATACATCAGACCATGTCATCTCATCTTCAACCCACTCTTTTGTTTTGTTTTTGTCTTCACTCAAAGGAGAGGGATCGTCATACATAATAGTTTGAACAACGGTATACTCAACACCCGAATTTGTTTTTGATTTGGTGAGTTCGATAATTAGGTCCCGTCCTTCTTCAGGATTGGTGATATCTCCTTTGGACCTCCAAATAGGAATAATCTTGTCCAAGATACCTTCTTTTTTATAGTTATCTTTAAACCTCCAGAATTTTACACCATCATCTTCATTGTCTCGATCCACAACTTTAACGATGTAGTATTTTCTTGGTTTATATTGTGTCGCCAATTTCTTGTCCGACTCTTTACCTGTAGACATCAATGCCTCATAAACTTCGGTCAATGGAGAACGTTCTCCATCATTTTTTCCTGGATCATAAATTTTAGTCCACTTTCCATCGATTTGAATTTCGTGAAACCATACCTCCTTAAAAGGTGAAGACCCATCAGGTGTTGGTAGGATTCGAATTCTAGATTGACCAGATTTGGCCCCTTTTGGAAGATAAGTAGTATAATACTTTTTAAGTCTCTCTTCTTGAGACATTCCATCTCCACCACCTTTTGGTGATGTGTTTTTTTCGTACTGTGCCAGTACTGCATCAAGCGCGTTTCCCATAATTTTTTAGTTTTTTTGTGTGTTAAAATTTTATCTTATACTCAATAAAAATATAACACATAAAAACTTCAAGTCAAATTATGAGGCAAAAAAAATCCGAACAGAGTCCGGATTATTTTTAACTATATTAAAGTTTGTATTAAAAATTATCTTGGTCGTTAAATGGTTCATCAAATGAATTTCTAATATCTCTGTCCGTGAAATTCTGTACATCGTCACTTGTTAAGATATACTCGTCTTTTCCTGTTTTTTCAAAATCAGATTTTTTATCCATAAAGAAATCTGATAACTTTTGGTTGAATGGATAACTATCCAAACTTCTTAATTGTAACTTTTCTTCAGGAGTTTTGGTTCTGTATTTTTCTATCTTTTGTTCAATATTGTTTATCCTATCCAATATATTATTCATCGCATTTAACTTTTGGTCTAAATCGTCCATTTTGCTAAATAGATTTTCCATATATTCATCTTGTTTGTCAGATATGTTTTTTTGAGTATCTACTAATTGTGTGATATCCAACTCTTCTGAATCTTCGCCACCACCACCACCTTCTTCACTTCCTTCGTCACCAATCACTTCAACATCGGGGTCGTTAGCAACATCAACAGGTTCAGGGATAGCCTCAGCACCACCTTCAGCGGGCGGAGGGGGGGCTGCCATATCACCACCGGGTGGTGGAGGAGGTGCCGCCATATCACCACCGGGTGGTGGAGGGGGGGTAAGGGCATCTGCACTTAATTCCTGTTCGGAAATATATGTGTTAATAAAATTAAATCTTTTAATTTCTTCTAATAATTTTTTTTCTAATTCCATAATATTAACCGTTCAATAAAGTTTTTATCCCTTCTTTTGTTTCAACCTTCAAAGTTCTATTAATTTGTTTGCTGTTATCAACACGTTCTATTAAACCATCTTTCATTCTAACGGTATAACAATCTCCTGTGTCTAAATCACAGACTTCTTTAAACCCATTACCCATATTTTTTTCAACCATTTTTGTATCCTTATTAAGATAATTATCTAATATGTTTTTAATGTCCATAATTTTTTTATTATAAATATCTACTAATTAACCTTTTTCTCAATTAATAATTTTTAATTGCATAATCGAATCTATTTTTGGCTTCTTTATATGCGTCACTATTTTTAAATGTACCAATATTACTAATTATACCTTGTGCTGTTGACGCATCAACGGTTCTATTCCATATTGCCGCCCACAGATGTGTAAAAGCATCCGCAGTTGAATCTATAGATGGATTCTGTTGATTTAATTTAGTAATCAATTCTAATATTGTTGGTTCGTGTACTGAAACTTCGTCAACAACATAATTTACACTGTCACTAGCAGATGAGAAAGAAGCCATAGGTACTGTTCCGTCTACACCATTTTCAATACAAACCTGTCCAGAGAAAAATCTCTTTTTATTGTTTATGTATGTTGTGTCGTTTGTTCTAATATTAAAAATATTATTGTTAACACATTTTATATTTCCACCCGAAGTCTTGTTTTCTATAAGGGCCAATCCATAAATAAACTTCTTTATATTTGAATTGATGTTTGTGTTTGTGTTAAGATATGTTGTAATTTGAGATTTCGATATTGTGGTTTCGGCATACGCAACAAAAGGTTTTTCAGGATATTTTGTAATATCTTGACACTTTCTGTCGTCTGTAGATTTATTTGTTCTCTGTGGTAATGTCTGATTTTCGGGATTTTCTGTTTGTTTTTTCTTTTCGTCCGCCTGTTGTTGATTGAGTTTTTGTTGAAATGTTTTAAGTATTTCTTTATTAACACTCATCACCAATTTATCCGGTGCCTGTAGTGAATATTTTGGTATTCTAACCCCCGTAAAGTTTGTATCAAACCCACCGGGTGTTATTGTGTGTTCAACATTTGTAATAAAATAAGGACCAGTAAACATAGGTACGTGTCTTAAATTAAAGTACATTGTTGGTTGTATCATCGCATTACCCATAGAACTAATTTGACAGGTATAACTCTTACTCTTATAGAAATTATAAAGAGACTGTGATT